GGGAGCAGATCAATTATTAAATACTCCAGGTACACCTGGTAGTGCTAATAATGACATCAACGCTGTAAGACACTTGGGAGTATTTCCAGATGGCTTCTTCGTAAATAGACGTTTTACTGATACCAATGCTTGGTTCATTAAAACTGATGTACCTAATGGTACTAAGATGTTTACAAGAACACCTTTACAAACTAAAATGGAACCAGACTTCGATACTGGCAACCTAAGATTTAAAGCACGTGAAAGATATTCTTTTGGTGTTTCAGATTGGCGTGGCTGGTATGGAAATGCTGGTGCATAAACCATAAGTATATGAGAGAGGATAAGAAATTATTCTCTCTCTATACACTTTAAAGGAAGAAATATGGCAACAAATATTACATCAAAATTTTTAGCAGGTACTGGTGTTATTGTTACAACATCTAATACTTCTCGTATTATAGGTATTCATGCATATTCAACAGTTAATGGAACCTTTGCTATTGGTGATAGTGGTGGAGATAAAATAAAATTTCAAGTTCCTGCAAGTGGACAAGCAGATATTTATATAGGAGAAATGGGTATTAGGTGTGATGCAACAGTATGTTGTTCAGCTCCAGGTGCTAATGGTGGCGTAACTTTATTATTAGGATAATTACATGCCAGCTTATTCTTATCTTAAAGATGACATTATAAATACAATAGAGAATAATTCAACAGAGTTTTCAGATCATATTCCTTATATGATTGAAAAAGCTGAAAATCGTTTAATGAAAGAATTAGATGATTCAGGGCTTGATTATTATTCTTCATTTACATTTACAGCTTCAGATCCAGTAGTAAGTTTACCTGCTGGAGCATTAGTTATACGTAATGTAAATTTTAAAACAAGTGCTTCATCTAATATAACTCCTTTATTACAACGATCATACGAATATGCTATAGACTTTTGGGGATATGCAAGTGCATCTACTGGTACTCCCAGATACTATGCACGAAAAAATAATACATCAATTTATATAGTACCTACTCCTGCATCAACATTAACAGGAGAAATTCAATATACAAAACGACCATTAGCTTTATCAAGTGCTACAGGCACAAGTGCAACAACTTCTAATTACTTTAGTGAGTTTTGTTATAATGCTTTATTTAATGCATGTATGATAGAAGCTAATTATTTTATAAAAGATTTTAATACTATTCAAGTTTGGGAAGGTAAGTATAAAAATTCCATAGATGGATTACGTAATCAAGCTAGACGTACTAGACAGGATGATATGGAAAGTCCAGCTAGTCCTGCTGGTGGTCCTAATCCAGTTCTACAAGGAGCTAATTAATGTCTAATATTTTAAATATATTTAAAGATTTTAGTTGGGATAAAAAAGAAGATATAAAACAAATAGAAAAATTATTTAAACTGCCTACAACTAAGAAAAATAAGAATGTAAAAATTAAAAAACCTAGAGGTTGGGGTAAAGCTCGTTATGGCAGATAAAAAAAAATCTTTATGGAATAAATATAAAGAATCTCATGCATCTAAAGTTGTAGATCCTTTATTTAAATATTGGACTGCAACTGAACTTGCTGATATGATAATGAATGCTTATTCAGGTCTACCATTATTTAAAGAAGGTGGGCAAATAGAAAAGAAAATAAAAAGAAAAAAAACTAAGAAAAAACCTAGAGGTTGGGGAAAAGCTAGATATGGTAAATAGAGCTAGTATTAGACAACAAATAACTAAACCAAAAAATAAAAAGAAAAAAAAGAAAAGGAAAAAATAAAATGTTAGGACCACATACAATACTACAAAGACCTGCAAAACTTGAAGAGATAAATGGAAAACCAACTGGTCAAGGTTTTGGAGCTGCTCGTAAAGGACCTCAAGTTCATGGTGGTCCTATAGAAGCTGTAACAGATGAGACGTATTCTGAAGGAGAATCTTTTTCAACTAACTTAAATGAAGTGTCTAATATAGGAGTAAAGTAATGAAAAAAGAAGTTGCAAAATGGGGTTTTAATAAAATTAAAAAACTTTGGGATGGATTAAAATCTAATAAAGATAAAATTAATAAAGTTGAAAATAATATTAAACAGTTAAATAAACAAAAAACAAAAGATATAAAACATCATGGTTTTAGTAATGCTAATAAAAAATTAGATACTGCTAAAAATAGACTTAAAAAATTAAAAGCAGCAGATAGAGAAAGAATACAAAAATTAAGAAAAGGTGGCTTTGGTGCTATTGTTGGTATAGGTGGAACTGGTGCTGTAGTAAGTATCATAGATAAAATATTAAAAGATACTAAACCTTATACAATTAAACAAGGTGATACTCTTTCAGAAATTGCTAGAGATAATGGTACTACATTAAAAGCTATACAAGAAGCTAATCCTCAAATAAAAGATCTTAATAAGATAAGACCTGGACAACAAATTACAATGCCTAAAAAAGTTAAAGATAGAAAATCTGTTTATCAAGGTATGACTAAATCTGAAATGGCGAACATATCTAAAGATAGAGTTGTTGGTAGAAAATATGGTGGACAAATAGGAACACCTAGAGGAGTAGGAGCTGCATTACGTGGTTATGGTAAAGGGTATAAGTAGTGCCATTTAAATCAGATAAACAAAAAACTTATCTAGCTATTAATGAGCCAGAAGTTTATAAGAAATTTAAAAAGGAGGAAAATATGTATAAAGTAAAGAAAAGAGATAAAGGTGGTAAAGTAGATATAAGTAGATCAAGTAAAAAATCTGGAGGTAGGAAAGGAGCTCATAAAAAAACAGCTAAATATGGAGGAAAAGTAGATAATTCAGGGCAACATTTAGTTGCTAAACAATATGGAGGAAAAGTAAAATGAACGCAATAGTAGAAAGATTTAAAGAACCCTCATCTTATTCAGCAATAGCAGCAGTACTTGCTATGTGTGGAATAATTGTACCTCATCCTACATGGCAAATGGTATGCCTAATTGGCTGTGGAGCTGCAGGTGTATTAGGTTTTTGGATGAGTGAAAAGAAAAAATAGGAGTTAATTTATGTTAGCTGGTTTACCTATAGAAATGTTGACAATGCTTGGATCTAGTTTACTAGGTGGTGTTATGACCATCTGGGGTCAACGATCAAAAGATAAAGCTAATCAACAAAAAATGCTTCTTGCTAGAGGTAAATTTCAAATGGATGAAATTGGCAAAGCAAGAGAATATGATAATAAAGGATTTCAGTTTACACGAAGAATTATTGCACTAACTGCTGTATTCTTTATTATTGCTTTTCCAAAATTAGTTCCAGTATTTACAGATGTAAGTGTGGTTCTTACATGGACAGAATTTGAACCTGGCTTTTGGTTCTTAATAGATAAGAAAGAAGTGGTAATGGATAAAATATTTAATGGAGTTATTATTACACCTCTTGATACACATTTAATGTCAGCAATTATAGGATTATATTTTGGTGGGAGCTTAGTTAAAAAGTAAGGAATTATATTATGTCTTTATATGAAAATATAAATAAAAGAAAAGAAAAAGGAATTAGTAGACCTAAATCAAAAAGCACTATATCAGATAAAGCTTATTCAAATATGAAAGCTGGTTTTCCTAAACGAAGAGGTGGTGGAAAAATAATGTATGGTTATAAAAAAGGTGGTAAAATTTAATTTTTTATTATGGCAATAAAAAGAAAAAAAAGTAATATGAAAGGTATGACTATTAAAGGTGGTCATAAACGCCCTACTAAATCTGGTGCTGGACTTACTGCTAAAGGTGTAGCAAAATATAGAAAACAAAATCCTGGAAGTAAACTAAAAACTGCTGTTACAGAAAAAAAACCTATAGGTAAACGAGCAGCAAGAAGAAAAAGTTATTGTGCAAGATCTGCAGGACAAATGAAAAAGTTTCCTAAAGCAGCAAAGAATCCTAATTCAAGATTAAGACAAGCTCGTAAAAGATGGAGATGCTAAATGTATAAAAAACCTACAAAAAAGAAAACAGTATATGCTAATAAAGGTGGAGCAGTCCAGAATAAATTAAAAGAAATTAGTGGAGCTTTAAATAAAGCTTCTAAAATGCACGCTGCTCATTCTAAATATTTAGCAACCTTAATGAAAAAAATGAAATAATGGCTAGATCAGGTACATATAATTTTAATTTAGATATTGATGAAGTAATTCAAGAAGCTACTGAAATGATTGGTGGCGAAGAAACTCTTGGACATACACCTCAATCTGCTAGACGTTCAATTAATTTAATGTTGAATGACTGGCAGAATCGAGGTGTTTTATTATGGTCTACCTTTACAACTGCTGTAACTGTAGCATCAAGTACAACTACTTATGCACTAGCTGATTCAGTAACAGATGCATTAGAAGTTACTTATGCAGCAAATACTAGTAGTTCTGATTTAGCATTAGAAAGAATATCTTTTGAAGAATATAATGTTATTCCAAATAAATCACAAACAGGTAGACCTTCTCAATATAGTATTAAACGTAATGTAGATAATCCTACAATACATCTTTATCCTGTTCCAGATAATTCTACAGGTGTTTTAAAAGTAGAAGGTATTAGACAATTAGAAGATGTAAATAAATCTGCAGATCAAAATGCAGATGTACCAGTAAGATTTTTACCAGCTTTAACATGTGGTTTATCATATTATTTATCTATGAAAAGACCAGGTATTCCTGCAGATAGAATACAAATGTTAAAGATGAATTATGAAGAAAAACTAATGAGAGCAATGGAGGAAGATCGAGAAAGGGCAAGTATCTATTTTAAACCTAAAATAGGTTATGTCTAATGGCTTCCAATAAAAATGCTCTAGCTATGTGTGATACATGTGGTTTTGTATATGCACATAGAATAATGAAATTAAATAGTTATAATATGGTCACTTGTCCTGAATGTTGGGATGGTGCATATGATTTTAAAAATCATCCTCAGAATAAAGTACCAGACGTAAGAGATGATGTAACAATTAGAAATCCTCGACCTGATATTGGTGGCAGAAACCTTGAATGGCAGAATGTTGCTGTAAATTGGGAAGATGAAGATAAGTGGTGGCAAACAATATGACAGAACTTACAGGAAAACAAATATCACAGAGTTATAAGCAGCTATTAAAAGTAGCTGTAAGTACTAATACTGGAGTAACAAATGATTTAACACAAGTAGAAACTGGTGATGGTACGAATACAGCATTACAAATATCTACAAGTATTATAAATATTACAGGATCTTTTGGTGTAACAGAAAATGCTTCAGTATCTGGTGATCTTTTAGTAGGTAGTAAAGTATGTGCTTCAGCATTTTATGGTGATGGTTCTAATTTAACAAATGTTCCTGCATCAGGAGATGTATCTGTATCTACTTTACGTGTAACAAATAATGCTACAATAGCAGGAACTTTATCAGTAGGAGGAGCTGTAAAT